GGGTAAACGTCGAATACGTTATTAACAGTTCCGGTAGCTTGGCTAGAAGTGTTGTACTTGACTTCGAGTTCTCCGAGCTTGACTTCTTCGTATAACCCCGTATCGCCGGTATTCCCTGTAATCGAGTCCGTGTCATTGACTAAAGCTCGCGCCAGCTCATAAGCAGCGTACTTAATGTCTGCTGGAATGGCACTACAGGTCAGCTCAACGCGATCAACGTGATAATTGTTGCGTGGCCAGCTCAATGCTTGGCTCGTATCACAACGATCACCATAGAAATTCAAACTATCGATCCAACGAGTTGAAGAGATTAGGGATCGATTTTTTTGGTCGTCTGTCTTGTCGTCCCAAGTGCTGCTGTCTGGAACGGTTTCAAAATATGTGTTCGCTTCAGCTAGCGTCACGTAGCTATTGGCTGACGCGCTGCTGAGAGTGGCGTTGATTGTGGCAGCCATAGCGCAAAAAGAAAAAGGTGGCCCCACCTAATGGTAGGGCCTTGACTCCGATCAGGATCAGATCGTTGTTGTATCCAAAGGACTGTTGACAGTCAGTTGAACCATAGGGATCAGATCAATGTCATACGTGGCAGCCCACTTGTTAGCGGTTGCCAGGTTGGCATTGGTCGGATTGTCGCCAGCATCAGACCACTTCGTACCCATTACGTGATAGGTGGAGTGGTAATCAACTGAAAGCACATCTTGCTTTGAAAGCACGTTGCGATCAGCTTCAATCCGAAGCTCCTGCTGAACACCCTCAAGAATGGTGCCGCCTTTGGTCAGGTAGCAATAGAACTCACGCTGGTGACCACCAGTGCCAGGAGCAACGGTATTCACTGCACTGTCGGTAACAACTCGCATTCCTGCGAACTCACCAACATCGCGAGCGCCAATGCCAACACCACCACCACCCCAGGTCACTGCGCCATTAGCCGCAAGTGCTGAAGTGGAGAAGGTCAGCATTCCTACCTGATACAGGTAGTAAGCAACAGAAGGGTGGACAATCAATGTGTCCAGCTCTTCGCCACGCTCACCCAGCTTGGAACGAGCTTCAGCAACCATGGTTGCGCTAAGGAAGTTAGCCTCAGCACCACCAGAAGCGGCTGCAACAGCTTTATCCAGTGCATTGGCAGAAAGAGCCGTGCCAAACAAACCAGCAAGCTGTGAGAACAGACGGGCGCTGTTTAGCTTGTTGATGGCATCAGCCAACTGGTTGCGGATGTGAAGCATGGGATCTTCACCAGCAGCCAACACTGCAACGTCATCTACTGCATACGCAAAACCGCGATGGCAGATGGTTGCAATTTGAGTGCCAGTACCGATCTTCTGTGGAGTTAGATAACCAGCTCCACTGGTGCCCCACGTAGCTGTACCGTTCATGACCTCCTCAGTTGGAGATACAGGATTGAACTCGGGAACTTGAATGCGCGTACCGCCTGATCGTGAATCGAGCAGAGCATTACGAGCAACAGCGCCAGACTTGATAAACAAGCTGCGCTCTTTAATAGCCTCAGACACGTAGGTGCTGAGATTATTCCTTTTTACGATGTCCGCGAGTAGGACACCGCCGGAATAATTCTGAAATGGAGCAGCCATTTCTTATCTAGGGATAAAGTTTGCGGGGATCAAGTCACGGACTTGGATTGGTGTCCCACGGGGACTACTTACCTGCCTCTCTCTTGAGCACGGCTGCAAGATCGGGATCGGTACGTTCCAATATCATACGTTGGGTTAGGTTTGATGTCGCGTCTAAATAAGGATTAGCTATCCCCGCAGAATTAGCAGTATTCAAATTAGGTTGCGCTCCCATGCCAGAAGCACTGCTTGGCTTGAACTGATGTTCCCAACCAGAACCAGGATTCTTGAGTTTTGCAAGATAAACATTGATGTCTTGCTCAATACCACTCTCCAGCACGACAACCTTGCCAGACTCTGACTTCTTCAAGCTGCCTTGCATCAACTGAAGAAGCTGTTCAGCATTCACCGCTCCAGCTTGGCTAATGGCAGATAATGCAGAAGTTTGCATCGCAGCAGTCTCGTTGGATGTCCGAAGATCAACTAGCTGACGCTCTAGGTCGGCAATGCGCTGCTCTTTCTCCTGTCCGGCTTGGTTGGCTTCTTCCCAAAGGTCTTTCCATTGGCCTTGGTCTTCTAGCGTTTTCTGACGAGCGTCTTTTTGTTTCTTGTAAACGTCGTCAAGCTTGCCTTTTACGCCTTGGAACTTTTCCTCAGCCTCCAAAGCACGAGACTTCAATGATTCAAGCTGTTGCTCATATTGAGCTTGAGTCGTAGAGACATCAATCTCTACATTGCCGTCAACAGCAACCACGGGTTGCTCAGGAGACACCACTGGCGTTTCCTGGATGACTTGCTCTTCCATTATTAAGAATTAGTAGACTCTTCTACTTTACTAGACTTTGCTTTTTTAGTTACTTTCTTTGCAGGGGGCATTGGACACTCCTCTTTCTTGGGAGGGTTGATGTCTTCAAAACGAAGTCCAGCCATGATCAAAAAGCTATTACCCCTCTACTTTAACGTCATCGCTTGATTCCGCTGCTTTAGGTAAAATTTCGCCCTGAACCAGCATTTCACGGAACTCGTTACGGTCAATAACCTCGTTCTCGAAGAGTTGACCCATTGCCGTAATGTCCTGGCCAATCAAACGCTGAAGATCAAAGTCACGACTGATCTTGACTTCAGGTGGCTCAATGCCAAGATAATTCGCAGCTAAGTCATAGGACTTCTGAAGGCCAGACTCCAGGTCCATTGAAACCATTGCCAACATTGAGTTGGTGTCGATGCGATCCAAACGCCGAGCATCAGCAGATTCGGCCACATACTTCTGTTGACTAAGAGTGCTAATCCCTAGGCTGCTCATTTGTTGTTGTAACTCTTGCACTTCAGCTGATTGAGCCTCAAACGCACTAGAGGCTGGCTCGACGTAATAAACTTTGTTGCCAGGCTGTGTTGCCATTGCGTAATTAACGCTAATAGCCATATCTTTGGTTTGATCGTCCCAGCCTTCCATAACTAACATTGGCTGGCTTGCAATGTGTAAACTATGGATTAAATCAGCTTGGCGCTGGAAGTGAGCTAAGTTTAGGTATGCAATATCTAGCAACGGTGGACGACTAGACATTGTTTCAATTTTATTTGCATAAATTGTTATCAAAGGAATGCCTTCTAAGTCAAAAACACCTTGCTCGACAATCTTGTACTGGCCTCCGGCAGTGGCGGTTTGGTCGTATGAACCAGGGTACGCAGCACTTCCTTGGAGTTGCTTTTCTTGCTCGTCTTGGCGATAGACGCGATAGCGACCTGGCTCGATGACACGCACCTGATCGTATACTTTTTCGCCAAAATCACCGTCAGGCACAACTGCTTTCTCTGCAATTCGTACTTGAGTTAGGCTGCCATAATTTGAGTCGCGATCTAATCGCCATCCGTAAATATTTTTTGGCTCGATTTCAATCCAATAGGGTCTACGATTTAATGCTCGCTCTTCAGCAAGAGTCCTTGCATCTGTAGGCGCTGGAAAATCAACTAAAGTATGGCAATGACCATAAGTCAGAGCGCAAATAGCTTGACGGCGGGCGTACTCATCAATATCCGATCCACAACCATCAACATTCTTGTTGAAGACATCGGTCCAATAAGGATCGCCTTCAATACTGATTGGCTTGCGAAGAATTAGACCGGCAGCTGCTCTGATTAGACGCTGTGTATACGGTGAAAATACGGCTCTATTGACACGCGCCAGATAAGCAGAATAGTCTTCGCGGGGTTCGAGTGGAAGGAAGGTTTCGCTATTTTCGCGTAGATATTCAGTGCCGTTTGTCACGGCTGTCATGATCTCCCAGCCTTTCATTTGATCGATCACCGCTTTGGTGCGAACAAATGGACTATCAACGCTTCCGAGATAAGAAGAACTGACGAGATGGGTGCGTACCGAGCCAGGAACGGAGTAAGTCATGTCACCATTTCACGCGATTGGCCCAGTAAGCAGGGGAAAGCTTGCCACGCTTTATGTTGGCTGCGTGGCGAGCCTTAAATGATTCACGACGACGCTTTGCTGCTACAGATTCCCCTTCACGTTTTGGTGAGCCACTGACTCCCTGTTGTCCGAATCGGAGTAACCGAACCTTGTCTCCTTCCTTTACCAAGACGGCATGGGATTTTGTCGGGTGGCTCGGAGTACGTTTAGGTTTGTTGTAGCCAGCGAAGCGTTCGCCGCGATATTCAACCATTAGATCAACCTTTATTCAAGGTTGCTGGTGATTGCTCCGCTAGTGATGAAGTTGCAAGTTGCAACCACAAGATCACCGGCAGTAGATCCAATATCCATGCTGGTAATAATTCCAGCAAAACTTACTGAATCAGTACCGCTTGTTGTTCCTTTAGTGAATAACTCGAAGGTTGCGTCTGCTGGATCAGCAGCCGTAACAATGTCCTCAATAAAGGTAGGTTGACCAGTTGCGTCAGGGTCATAGACAAGCTCAACCGTGCCAGAGCCAGAGATCATGCTTCCGACATTGGATCGGAAGGTGTCACCCTGCTTGGTGGTGTCAAGTGTGTCCTTTGTGATGCTGAGCGACCAGCTACGAGTGCCAACGATCGTTGCGTTGCCACTACCAGTGGGAGCAAATTGAACAGCGCCCTCTTCTCCTCGAATAACAGCCATTTGTAGACATAGGAAGGTTCTATGCCTAACAGTCTAACTGCTTAACCGCGACAAGCTACGACCAGATCTTCAATTACTTTCGACTTCCCGCCGCTTTGCGGCTCGATTTTTTTGCAGTTTTCTCAGCTTTCTTAAACGCTTTCGCGGTTGGAGCGCCTTTAGCGCCTGGTTTACGCATCTTTTCGCCAGAGCCCGCCTTGATTCGATCACGTTTTGCCTTGATATTGGCGTACAAACCACGCTTTTTTGCTGGTTTTTTCTTGGCCGCC